CCAAAGTACACCCCACGGACTTCAAAAGCCTCGTGAGAGGCCTTTGAAGCCCCACTGGCAGGGAGGCATTATACCTCCCCGCCTACCCCCTCCTAGTAGGAGGGGGCCCAGCCAAGCTTGATGTTAACGGCTTGGTCACGTCCGTACCTCTCCAAGTGTCTTTCGTCGGCGAATGGCAACTCGCCGCGTTTTAGAAAGAACTTGACTAGGGCACCAATGTCATCCAACCGAGATGGTGGATTAGTTGGTCGCACTACGAAAGCCCTGACAAGGGGCCTTTGCAGATTGGGACACTCTTTATGGGTATCGAAACCCAAATGGGAGTGCCTGCCTAGCGCTGGGGAAGTCTCGGCCACTGCAGGAAACGGTATTAACCGCTCCAACACGGAGTCGAGATACCTTGCCGCCCGCCATAGACCAGCGAAATATAACTGGTTTCTGAGCGAAACGGTAGATATTAATCCACCAGGAGAAGTACTCCTCGACGAAGGGATCATCTCACGAACACGCACGGGTGTTACCCAATGCCCGTCGTAATAGTCCCCCCCGCAACTCTCTCTGAACTTTCCGGTCCAGAAAGATTTGCCTTTGTTGACCATCAGACCGAAGTCTTCAAGCCACTTGATCGAGGAATGCACAAATTCCACGGGAACAATGATATCGTCCCCGTAGACACGTACCCGACCTTCCAGACCTTTGAGATCCTTCGGGGTTAATGGGCGGTTGAGCGTCTCTTCGATGCCGCAGAATACTAGTGTAGTAAACACTAGGGCCTCCACGGGGAAGCACAACGCTGAACCCATAGACGCGTATTTGGCAAGGTCATGGACCTCACCATCTACGTCGGCCCTCGAACTCCTGCAGGCTTGAACTCCCTCAGAAAGGAAGCTGTAGCCGGAAAACAAGTGTTCAACCAGCCGATTGGAAACACGATCGGAGGCTTCGCTAAGATCTAGCGTTGCCAGAGTCCCATCACTGGAACCCTTTTTGGCCAAGACCCTATTAGGGATCTGGTCAGAGAATCCGATGAAGTCCATGCAGAGTTGTCGATTCTGCAGGTCCTCCACGAGTCTTTCGCTTATGGCTTGCTGCACGTATTGCATGCAGGTCGGCTCAATAGCTATGATCCGTGGTGTCTTCAACGTTTTAGGAACTGTAATGACCCTGACGGGCCGTTCAGCACCGGGTTCGAGGATGTCAACACGTTCGAGATACTTATTGTATCTCCAATTTGGAAGGAGAAAATCCCCAACGGGGAAAATCCTGTCCAGACGCTGGGTCCATTCTCGCTGATCGTACTTACGGTTACCCGAAAGACGATCGGCAGTGGCCCCAGGACCGTGCTTTGGAACAAGAGTACCGTCGGCGATGGATTTCTCCATGTCGGCGAATACATTGCTCCAAAGGAGAGCGGCGACGCGCTTAAAACGAGCAATTCCTTGCTCGTCCATTCGCGCATCATTGCTTCTGACATCCTGCTCACACCTAACGTACTGATCGAGGGCTGACTTTACACGTGCTGGAGAGCACGGCAAGTTGATCTTCGCAAACGCCAGTGTTAACTGGCGCACCGCGTAGATCGCGTCCACGTTCGGTACATCAAGCAACACGCCGCTAGCGCGGTTGAAGATGAGATCCAGGAAACCTCCGAGAAATCGGGGGAGCCCTTGCTTCCTTGAAAAACCTAAGAAAGCACTGGGATCGACCTGTCCCTGGTCAAGACTTCTTTCGAAGTCCTTTCCAAATACAGGTAGGGTGATCGTGAGAAACGATTCGCCTTCAGCTTCACACCGACTCGCAACTGTATTAAAGTCGCGAGTGGCACTTGTGCAACATCCGATGGCCAGATCTTCGGCCATCAACTGCCAGAGAGTGATCAGGCTTTTCATGCTTCCTCCTTATATGGGGGTGTGCAATCCTTAGCCTGTGAACATCTGCTACTCCTGAGTTGGTTTACTCAGAGTAGGACAATCAGTGAAAACGTAAGTCTGCTTCTGGCCTTTCGTGGAAGCCCCCTCCAGCCCTTGTGTAAAGGACTGAAGGAGGACAAACACGGAAATGAGAACCACGATTGCAAAACCTACGGCAGCTAGAAGCTGCCAGTAAAAGGCTCGCATATCTCAGTTCTCACCACCAAGAAGCTTTGTCACGTTCGCTCCGGAAGAAGCAGTGAGGTAGGCCGTAAGGCCGTCCACGATCTGCTTGAGTTCCGCGGTAGTGTAACCGGTGATAGGCGCATCGATGACCAAGTAACAGGACATCGAATAAGCCACATTATCACTAGTAAACACGTCCGGCGCAACCTTCCGGTTGTCGAGGCGCGTGGTGTGCCGATTCCTCTTACCGTACTGGTGAGAGTGGGTCAGCTTATACGTGGCGTCGTCCTTCTGATAAACAGAAGAATTGGCGCCAGTGGACACTCTCGGAAGAGACTGTGCCACCGCGTTGACAGTGACTGATTGGGGATCTGCAAATGCCATCAGGCATACTCCTGGTCTTGACTTGGACTCTAGCAAAGGATCTAGTAATACAGATCCAGAGTCCGGGGTTTGACAATAGACCGGATTGTCTATCATCTGCGCATCGCTCAAAAAGCGACGCTAGGCTTCCTTGTTATACTAAGGGCGCCTAGGATGGCCATTTGCCGGGGCGTAAAATTGCTCCAGTTTAGGCCGAATCCAAATGGTGTGGCTGACCTTCGAACTTTCGTTGTTGTTCGGAAGTTCTGAGTCAAATTCAACACGCGACCACTAACAGTGATTGCGCCGTTGTTGACGTATGTCCATGTTTCGGAGGTTTCCTCCATCATGTAACCATACGCCATCACCAAGCCGTCGGTAGACATCGCACTGAGGTTATGTAAAACATCCCCAGTGTTGGATACCCAATCCGCAGCCCAGCTCCAAGGCATGAGATTCCAGATAGCTTCTGGATCTGGCACGCAGCCATATAGTTTGTTGGCTTCGCGCAAGAATCTGCCTGTCCGATCACCAAACGAGTTTCCGCTCGGGATCGAATAGGTGAAGGCTCCGCTAAACCACTGCTTTTGTGAAAAGCGCGTGGATTTACTAGCTTGGCCCAGATATCTTCCTGTCTTGTAAAGAGGAGTAATCATGGTTGGCCACGGGCTTGCTGCCCCGTTAGCTTGGTCACTATACTCCGTCTTTATCGGGAACTCGTATCGTTGTCGCGTCGTTCTTCCGGCGTTACGCCTATACTGTGTCAGAATCTTTTCATGATTCCTAACAGTGTTAGCAAAGGCCTTCAGGTCTGACACGAACGGTCTCCATCCAAACTCGACATTCAAGTACTCGGATCCCATCTCGCGATAGTCTCTAAGTCGTGACTTGAGGAGTCCAGACCCAATGATGGCTGGTATGCCATCACGGTACAGTTCCCCTAGGGAAACTGCAAGATTTGACGTTGAGTCGGTAGGTTCGCATCTCGCAATTGCCGTCGTTCCAGCTATGTCCAGACTTGCGTCTGAACTTCGCCGAATTGGTGGCATATGTGTCTGGGCAAAAGCTCCAGCCACTGCGAATTGAGGGCCCCGGTAGTCGTAACGACCGGGGTAGATCTCATAGAGATCCTTGGGACAGTTGTCCCAGTAATCCCTCTTAATGCTAACGAACGGCCCCCCAACATCCCCATGGCCGGCCATTTCTGGCCAGTTAGGGTGGGAGGCATCCAGCGTCTGCTGGCTACCGTAGTGTTGCCATGTACCTGAACCGGTCACTATCCAGTGACCTGGACTTGAAGTACCGTCCCAGGTACGAGATTGGTGTTCTCCTGCGCTATATGGCAGGATTCTACTTTTCTCGGCCATGACATCACTTTCCTGAGAGCAATCTGAATGTTCCCCTCTCTTGCCAAAGAGGGGGGTGTCGCAGTGTGCGGTTAGACCAGATTCAAGAACCTAGCCGCCGTACAAGTGCTGGGAGGGCCCTTCTG